GGTGGCCCTGTCAAGACACAGGTACTTGGTCTACAGGATGCCGAGAGAGAAGAGCAGGCTACTCGAGTTAAGAACTACATGAACTACCAGATCATGGAAGTCATGGAAGAGTTTGATCCGGATATGGATCAGCTTCTGTTTTATTTACCACTTTCGGGATCATGTTTCAAAAAAGTTTACTACGATGAGGCTAAACAACGGGCTGTCGCTCAGTTTATTCCTGCGCAAGACTTGGTTGTACCCTACGCAGCATCGGACTTGGCTACCGCTTCTAGGGTTACCCACGTTCTTAAAATGGATGCTAATGCCATACGCAAGTTGCAGATTGCGGGGATGTACCGTGATGTAGAGTTAAGCACCTTTGAGGGCGATGCTGATGAGGTCCGTCAAAAAGTTGACGAGATTCAAGGCACGTCCAAAACATACATGGACGATATATACACTATTTTAGAAATGCACGTCGATTTAGATATCGAGGGTTTCGAGGATATGTCTCCGGACGGAGAGCCTACTGGAATTGCTCTCCCGTATATTGTTTCTGTTGATGAAGGCTCGGGACACATTCTGTCTATTCGCAGAAACTTTGAAGAAGACAGTCCTCTTGCCAAGAAGCAGCAGTACTTTGTTCACTACAAGTTTATGCCTGGTTTGGGATTCTATGGCTTTGGTTTAATTCACATGATTGGTGGATTGGGTCGTGCGGCTACAAGTATTCTTCGCCAGTTGATCGATGCCGGAACGCTGGCGAACCTCCCCGCTGGCTTCAAGGCTCGGGGTGTAAGGGTTCGGAATGACGATGAGCCCTTACAGCCCGGAGAATGGCGAGATATTGACGCTCCTGGTGGAAACATACGGGATGCAATTATCCCGCTTCCGTACAAAGAGCCTTCGGGAACTCTCGCAAACCTACTTGGGACGCTCATAGAGGGCGGTAGACGCTTCGTACAGCTTGCTGACCAACAGACAGGCGATGCTAACTCTCAAGCCCCTGTAGGGACCACTGTGGCTCTCCTAGAGCGCGGCATGAAAGTTATGTCCGCTATACACAAACGTCTGCACTATGCTCAGAAGCAAGAGTTCCGAGTGTTAGCTAGGATATTCAGAGACAATCTGCCCCAAGAATACCCTTACGATGTTCAAGGCGGCGAACGTCAGATCATGGCTTCGGACTTTGACAATCGTGTTGATGTTGTTCCGGTCAGTGACCCCAACATATTCTCGATGGCCCAGCGCGTAACCTTGGCACAAACGCAGTTGCAATTGGCGCAGTCTAATCCGGAAATGCATAACCTCCACGCTGCGTACAAACGTATGTACCAAGCACTTGAGGTCCAGAATATTGATGAGGTGTTGCCCCCTCCTCCTCAACCCAAGCCTTTGGATCCAGCTATCGAGAACGCCCGTGCGTTAATGGGCGAGATTCTGACAACATTTCCAGATCAGGATCACGATGCCCACATCCGCATTCACTTGATGTTTATGAAGACTCCCTTGGTGTCGACGTCTCCGACAGTCATGGGTACGTTTTATGCTCATGTCATGGAGCACCTATCTCAGAAGGCCCGTATGATGGTTGAGACAGAGATTTCCGAGATCATGAAGCAGGCGCAAGCCTCTGTAAGCGCGGGACAGCTTGATCCACAGGCTGCTCAAGCACAAATGGCGCAAGTTCAGCAGGATATGCAAGACCCAGCCCAGATGGAAAAACTGATATCCATGCAGATGGAGCAGTTAATGACTGAGGTGATGCCGCAGCTTATGCCTCAAGGCAACAGCCCTATGGACGATCCTCTGGTGCAGATTCGTATGCAAGAGTTGGAAATTAAAGAAAAAGATCTACTTCGTAAGACGGAAGAAGATCAGGGTCAGATGTTGGTTGAGCTCCAGAAAATGCAGCAACGTGCAACCACTGACTCTGCGAGAATCGAAAGCCAAGAAGAAATTGCGGATAATCGGAACGAGGTTAATCGTGAGCGCATCGACATCCAGCGACAGAAATTGCAGCGAGGCTAAGTTAGGGTTTGAATTATGGATCCATTTACTGCCATGGCGGCTGCAACTGCTGCTTATAACGGAATAAAGAAAAGCGTTCAACTTGGCCGAGAGCTAAGTGACATGTCAAAATCCATATCGTCGTGGAGTAAGGCTGTCAGTGATTTAAACTTTTTAGAAGACAAAGCTAAAAAACCCCCAATGTATAAGATGTTCACTGACACTCAGTCGAGCGCATTGGAGATATGGACCCAAAAGAAAAAACTAGACGAAATGAGAGAGGAGATTCGTGCGTTTATCAGTTGGAATTACGGGCCAAAAGCGTGGGAAGAAATTGTCAGGATCGAGGCCCAGCAACGTAAAGAACAACGGGAGTTGGTATACGCCAAGCAGGAGTTTATAGACAAATGCATCAACTGGGCAGTTGGGCTTTCTGCGGCTTTTTCTGGGCTCGGCATCTTAGCTGTTGTTGTGTACATTATTGGCGCAAATCAAGGTAAGTGGTAATGCAAGTCCGGATGGGTTCTGATGTACATCTATGTGACTTATATAGGCCGAGTAAAGACTCCGCACTGGTCTGTTGTAGACAAAAACGGGAAAATCATTATAATAACACGCTACAAAGACATTGCTTTGAGTTACGCAAGACGGAGACAAAACCGTGACAGAGTTTGAGAAAGTTGACACTAACGGAAGTGGCGTAGTGGAGAAGTCCGAATGGGATGCTCTTGACTATGAGGACAGGCGCAGACGGCTTGACGATGAGGATTCCAAACGGGACCAACAGCGCAAGATGGTTTGGTTTGCTTTGTGCGGAATGCTTCTTTACCCGTTTGCGATTATGGTTACGGCCTTGGGTGGGTTGCATGAGGCTGTGTCCGCCCTGTCATCTATCGCTGGCGTTTACTTTGTCAGTGTTGCGGGTATCGTTGGAGTGTTCTTCGGCGTAACTAACATGGGGAAAAAATAATGATACAAGCATTTTTAGGACCTATTGCAAATCTGGCGGGGACTTGGTTGAACTCGAAAGTCGAAACCAAGCAGGCCGAGACGAGGATGAAGGTTAGCGAGGCAGACGCGAGAGCAAAAATTATGTTGTCTGCTGCCACGTCAGAAGCGGATTGGGAAAAGATCATGGCCCAAGGTACGCAGAACAGTTGGAAGGACGAGTATTTGGTAATACTTTTTAGTATACCTCTTATACTTTCGTTCACCGGGGAGTGGGGCAGAACGGCTGTGGCGGATGGTTTCGGTGCGTTGTCCAATATGCCCGAGTGGTATCAATATACGTTAGGTGTGATCGTAGCAAGTAGCTTCGCCGTGAGATCCGCTACCAAGTTCTTTGGCCGAAATAAATAATGTGGATTTTAGTCTGGCTGACTGTAACTAACCTACACGGGTTGCAGTACTTTCAACTAGGCGCATACGAAAGCAAGGCTCTTTGTCTACAGGAGCAAGAGAAAGCAAGGGTGATGATCACTCAGATTAACATCACGGTTGCATGTGTTCAAACAATAGTTGAGGTGAACGAAAATGAGTGACGCTCTAAAGATACTGCAGAAAAAATGCGGGTGTACACCGGACGGATCTTTTGGACCGAACACGGCTCGAGGTATCGCAGAGCATTACGAGCTATCCCCAGAACGCGGGGCTCATCTGTTGGGTCAAATTATCCATGAATCTGGTACGTTTAAGTATGTTCGTGAAAACTTGAACTATAGTGTTGACGCAATGATGAAGGTTTGGCCTAGCCGTTTTCCCACAGAAGAGAGCGCAAAGCCCTATGAACGAAACCCTAAAGCACTGGCGGACAAGGTGTACAGTGGTCGTATGGGCATTCCCGAGGGCGAAGGCCACAAGTGGATAGGTCGTGGATTTCTTCAGTTGACCGGGTATAACAACGTTAAAGCTTTTGCCACAGACATGCGAGTTCCAGAGGTGATGACAGATCCCTCACTTTTGGAAGAAGATTATGCCTTTGACACAGGAGTCTGGTTCTTTAAATCCAACAACCTGTGGAAAATCTGTGACGAAGGTGTTAACGATGACACAATTAAACGTCTAACTCGAAAAATAAACGGCGGATATACGGGGTTGGATCATAGAATTAAAGAGACGAACAAGGTCTATGCTTGGTTAAAATAGACCACTTGAGGAAGGACCCAACATGACTACGATAATGATCACTATTTTACCAGACGGTATGCCCGTCGATAAAATGGAAGAAACAGAACAAGGGTACACTTGTCCTTTGCCGACTCAAGATCCTGACGCCAATATGGAAAACATGGATATGGCGGAGTATGAGCATAACTACCGTGAAGCGGACACGGATGAGTATTGTGGGATTTGTGCCAACTATAACCAAACGGATGAGATAATGAATTGCATCGAAACAGACTCAGGGGACTTAGGGTACTGTCAAGTTCTGAAATTTGTATGTTCCACAGAGTATGTCTGTGACATATGGGCCAGCGGTGGCCCGATTACATCGGAAGCACAAGAAGAATACAAGGACATACTATAATGGATGTTGTAGACTTGGCAAAACATCTATACAAGAAAATTGAAGAGCGTGAAAAAGATATTGCAAATGCTCTTTCTCTCGGTGCTGTGAAGGATTGGGAGCAATACAAAATGTCTGTCGGAGAGATACGGGGACTCTCTCTTGCTAGAGAAGAAATCAAGACCCTGCTGGAAAGAAACGTAGACGATGTCGAAGACTTTATATCTTCCTGATTCCGTTGCGCAGAAAATGAACAAAGAGAAAGCTGCAACCGCAGCCCCATCTTCGTCTTTGGATAGCGCGTATGTGACATCAGAAGACCGGGTGTTAGACCCAAACCTTTTAGAAAAACCATTGCTCGATCGATTGCCGCAGCCGACAGGTTGGCGTCTTTTGGTTATGCCGTACCAAGGCAAAGCCAAGACAGCATCGGGTCTTTATATCCCAGACGAAGTTCGAGAACGTGAAACGGTGGCTACGGTTGTGGCCTACGTTATGCGTCTTGGCCCCTTGGCTTACAGGGATTCGGCCAAGTTTGGCCCAAATCCGCAGCCTTGGTGCAAAGAAGGTCAATGGGTATGTATTGGCCGTTACTCGGGTTCTAGATTTAAGATCGATGGAGGGGAAGTTCGCATCATCAATGATGATGAAGTTATCGCGACTCTTCTTGAGCCAGACGATGTTAAGCAAGTATAGGAGACATGATTATGTCAGAAGAAAAAATGGTGGCCGAAGATCAAGAACAGGAGCAAGTGTATATTGACACTGAACCTGAGTCTGAGAGTGCCTCGGGGGAAACTACCCCAGAAACAAAAGTAGAGACTTCTAACGGGGACGAAGAGCTCGACAGTTATAGTAAAGGGGTTCAGTCCAGAATTAAAAAACTGACTGAAAAGTATCGCAAAGAAGAGCGAGATAAATCTGAAGCTGTTCGTTTATCACAAGAATTGATTAATGAAAATAAACAGCTAAAGACCCGAATGCAGGCTTTAGACACTGGGTATCTATCTGAGTTTGGCACTCGTCTGCAGGCGCAGACTGAAGAGATTAAGAGAATCTACAAAGAAGCCTACGAAAATGGTGACACCGACAAGATGGTGGAAGCGCAGCAGGCTTTAGCTCAAGTTACTAATGAGCAGGCTCGATACAACACCGCTAAGTCTCGGCAAGAGCAGCAGGCGAAGGTTCAAGTTCAACCGCAGGAACAAGTCCAGCCTGTTCAACAGCAGCAGCAGCAGCAAAGACCTCAAGCAGATCCTCAAGCGGAGAAATGGGCGGCTAAGAACACTTGGTTCGGTGAAGATAAGGTGATGACTGCCGCAGCATTTGCAATCCACTCACAGTTGACTAACGATGAGGGGTTTGACTCAGAGTCAACTGAGTACTATACTGAAGTGGATAAACGCATCAGGTCGGAATTTCCACACAAGTTCCAACCCGCGAAAAGATCGGGAGGAGGTAGTCAGGTCGCATCCGCTGGCAACTCCGCATCCCGCAGTACTAAACAGGGGCGCAGGACGGTCAAGTTAACGCACTCACAAGTTGCGATTGCTAAAAAGCTAGGCGTACCTCTTGAAGAATACGCTAAATTTGTGAAGGATTGATAAAATGACTGACAACCGAACACCGCGAAAAAACGCAACTCGAGAAACAGAAACTCGCAGAAAACCTTGGGCTCCGCCCAGCCGCCTTGCTGCACCTGACGCCCCAGAGGGCTATGTGCATCGTTGGATTCGTACCGCAATGCGTGGTGAAGACGATAAGATGAACGTCAACACTAAACTACGCGAAGGATGGGAACCTGTTCGTAAGGACGAGTATCCAGACTACGAAGCCCCCACAATTGACGAAGGTCGTTTTGAGGGAATCATCGGGCAAGGGGGACTTATGTTGTGTCGCATACCTGTCGAAACCGCCAATGAAAGATCCGAGTATTACGGGACCCGGACCCGCGAACAAATGGTATCAGTCGATCAGGATTTAATGAAGGACCAACATCCTTCTATGCCGATAACCAATAGTCGGCAAAGTCGTGTATCCTTCGGAGGCTCACGAAGAGACTCCGAGTAATTTTTGAGGTGCTATTATGGCAAATTCTAACGGAGCTTTTGGGCTACGTCCCATTGGTAAGATTGGTCAATCGACTAATTCTACTGGTATGACTGAGTACAGAATTGCGGCCGGCAACACTAACCCAATCTTCAGCGGCATGGCGGTTATCCCGTTAGCTGGTGGTGTGATTGACGATCTACAGGCTGCGGCCGGTGGTAACGTGTCAATCGTGGGTGTTTTTGGCGGATGCGAGTATGTCTCTTCGACTACTGGTGAAACGGTCTTCGGCAATTTTTGGCCTGGATCAGGCGCGGATTCTACATTCCCTGTCAAAGCCTTTTTGTATGATGACCCAAATCAGTTGTTCACA